CTTTCATTATCTTCACCCTTCTTTATTTTAGCAGATTTTAGCTCGCTTGGCTAGATGTTAAGTTAATGACATTGGCTGCTGAACACCCCCGGCGGTACATACGACCTCACAAAGGGGCTGGACGGCTGGAAGCCCACAGACCCTGCCGACCTCTTAACGAAAGTGACGGCGGTTGTCCCAAGCGAGGAGGGCATGCCCTTGTGGAAGGAGGCGTTGCAGCTGTTCTTCTGCGGTGACCAGCGTCTGATTGACTATGTGCAGCAGGTGTGCGGCTTGTGTCTGGTCGGAAAGGTGTATCAGGAAGCCTTGATGATTGCCTACGGGGACGGTCGCAATGGCAAGAGTACGTTCTGGAATGTCATATATAAAGTCCTTGGAAGTTACAGCGGTAACCTTTCCGCAGATGCCCTGACGGTCAACTGTAAGCGGAATGTCAAGCCGGAGATGGCAGAATTGAAAGGAAAACGGATGATTCTTGCGGCAGAATTGCAAGAGGGCATGCGGCTGAATACCAGCGTGGTGAAGCAGCTGTGCTCGACCGACCCGATTTTTGCCGAGAAGAAATTCAAAGCACCCTTCCACTTTGAACCCTCTCACACGTTGGTGCTGTATACCAATCACCTGCCGAAAGTTGGTGCATCGGATGATGGCACATGGCGGAGATTGATTGTCATTCCGTTTCACGCAAAAATTCAGGGGAACACGGATATTAAGAACTATGCACAATATCTGGTTGACCATGCAGGCGGTGCGGTGCTTTCGTGGCTGATGGAAGGTGCAAGAAAGGTCATTGCGGCGAACTATCAGATTAACCGACCGCAGTGTGTTTTAGATGCAATCGGAGCCTATCGGGAAGGCAATGACTGGCTGGGTAACTTCATCCATGAATGCTGTGAGGTGGATAAAAGCTATCAGGAGAAGTCCGGCGTTTTGTATCAGAAATACCGAGAGTTTTGTAACGAAAACGGCGAGTATGTGAGAAGCACGTCTGACTTTTATGCCGCACTGGAACAAGCTGGATTTAAAAAGCAGAAGCTTCGTAGCGGTCAGATGGTAATCGGGCTACAAATCCGGTTTGATTTTCTGGATTGACCTGCTCAAATCGCCAAAATCAACGTAGAATCGGGGTTGTGCAGGTCGTTGATGGTCATTTTCCAACCTTACGCACGCGAAAAAAAACTTGATTTTCTTCCTATGGAAAAGGTTTGTTTTCGACCGTCAACGACCTGCACCTTCCAAAAATAGGGGGTTTATGCGAGAGAAAAGCATCGAAGAAAAACTGACAAAAGCCGTCCAACAGAACGAGGGTGTTTGCTGGAAATTCACGTCTCCCGGAACTGCTGGCGTACCTGACCGGCTTCTATTACTGCCCAGCGGCAGACTTGCTTTCGTGGAAGTGAAAGCCCCCGGCGAACAGCCCCGACCGTTGCAACGCTCCCGGCACAGGCTCTTGCAGCGGCTCGGCTTCCGGGTCTATGTTCTGGACAACTTGGCGGACATCGACAAAATCATCTGGGAGGTGAAAAATGAAACTCCATGATTATCAAAAATACGCCGTTCGCTTTATCGAAGAACATCCAATCGCAGCACTCTTTCTGGACATGGGACTTGGTAAGACGATTACAACCCTGACCGCAATCCACAATTTGATGTTTGATTTGTTTGTAGTCAGAAGGGTTCTGATGATTGCACCGCTGCGAGTTGCACGGGATACCTGGTCTGCTGAAATTGAAAAATGGGAGCACTTGAAACCGCTGCGATACAGCGTTGTTGTCGGCACGGTCGAGGAACGCCTTTCTGCCCTGAAAGTCCCTGCCGACCTCTACATCATCAACCGGGAGAACATTGACTGGCTTGTCAACAACACGAAGTTCAATTATGACATGGTGGTGATTGATGAACTCTCCAGCTTCAAGAGTCACCAGAGCAAACGCTTCAAAGCCCTGATGAAAGTTCGACCAAATGTGAAACGCATTGTGGGACTGACCGGAACGCCTGCCAGCAACGGTTTGATGGATTTGTTTGCGGAATTTCGTCTGCTAGATATGGGGCAGCGGCTCGGCAGATTCATTGGGCAGTATCGGAACGAATACTTCAAGCCCGACAAGCAAAACGGCTATCTCGTGTATTCCTACAAGCCTCTGCCCGATGCAGAAGAACGAATATACGATAAGATTTCTGACATTACCGTTTCCATGAAAGCAATTGACCATTTTGCATATGCCGGAATTACTTTCCAACGAATATCCCGTGCAGCTGTCCGACACGGAGCAAGAAACCTACAAACGGTTCAAGTCCGAATTGATTCTGGAGATGCAGGACACCGAGATAACAGCGGCGAATGCTGCAAGTCTATCCAACAAACTTTCCCAGCTGGCGAATGGAGCGGTGTATGACGATACCGGAGCAGTGATTCCTATTCACAGCCGAAAGCTGGATGCACTGGAAGACTTGATAGAAGCTGCCAACGGCAAACCCGTTCTGGTGGCGTATTGGTTCAAGCATGATTTGGAGCGGATTCAAGAGCGACTGCGAAAGCTGAATGTTTCCTATCAGGAAATCCAGTCCTCCGACAGTATCCGGAACTGGAACGCCAGAAGGCTGCAAGTTGGTCTGCTGCACCCAGCCGCTGCCGGACACGGTTGAATTTGCAGGCAGGCGGTTCTCACCTGATTTGGTTTGGACTGACCTGGAGTCTGGAGCTCTACCAGCAGACCAACGCCAGACTGTGGCGGCAGGGGCAGCAATCGGAAACGGTTGTCATTCAACATCTCATCACCAAATGTACGATTGACGAACGTATCCTGAAAGCCCTGACCCAGAAAGAACAAACCCAGACCGCTTTGATGCAGGCAGTCAAAGCAGAACTTGGAGGTAGCCCATGAATGCAAAAGCCTACTTCGCACAAGCCCGTTCCCTGCCCGTGCAAATCCAAGCCAAGACGAAACAGCTGCAAGCCGTGCGTACTCTGCAAGAGCCGCTCGCTGCCCTGCCGGAAGCCAGCAAGACCCTCTCAGACTTAGCCGCTGACATCACCGCAGAGGTGCAGGCATACGCCGCCCTGCAACGCCAACTCCAAGCCCTGATTGATTCCCTGCCCGTTCCAGAATACCGCACGCTGTTGGAGCTGCGGTATCTCTCCGGCAGCAAGTGGGAGGAGATTGCCGAGGCGATGTCCATGCACGTGCGATGGGTCTATCGGATGCACGGCAGAGCCTTACAGGCTGCACAAAAAATCTTAGATACGGCGAAATAAGCCAGTAAAAGCCATTGTTTTTTCCGGTTTGATTTGCTATGATGATGTTATACCCAAATGAAAGGAGGCGTTTCCATGCCCTACAGACCCCGGAAACCGTGCCACCATCCCGGCTGTCCCAACCTGACCGAGGGGATGTACTGTACGCTGCATCAGCCCCAGCACAAGCCCGACACGCAACGCCCCTCTGCTCACCGCAGAGGCTACACAAAACGCTGGCAGACGGCAAGCAAATCCTTCTTGCTGCACCACCCGTTCTGCGTTCGCTGCCGCCAGCAGGGACGGCTGACCCCTGCAACGGTAGTCGACCACATCATTCCCCATCGTGGCGACCAAAAATTGTTCTGGGACGAATCCAACTGGCAGGCTCTCTGTAAGCCCTGCCATGACCGCAAGACCTGGACGGAAGACCGCTTCGTCTCCTATGGCTACGGCTCTCAGCCCTGACACGGGCAGGGGGGGACTCGACATCCCTTTTGCCGAACCCCAGGAGACCGATGCTTCCCTACAGTAAGGATTTTCGCAAATTTCACAAGGGGGGATTCTGGAAAAATCGCCCGATTTGCGGCAACGTTTCGGGTTCGTTTGTCCTATCTGCCCCCAAATCTTGCAAAGGAGTTTCGCCAAATCATGCAATTCGATGACTTCCCCGAAATGGCAAAGAAATTCTGCCCCCAGTGCGGCACGAAAATCACCGACCACATGGGACGACCTCGCAGCTTCTGTTCGGAACGCTGCCGCCGGAACTGGTGGAAAGCCCATCCGGAATTTGCGAAGCCCCGACCATCCGCCCTGTACGCCTATCGCTGCCGTACCTGCGGACAGTCGTTTACCGCCTATGGCAACCGCCACCGCATCTACTGCAGCCGTGCTTGCTACCTGCAAGACCGCTACCACAAACAGAAAGGAACTTAAATCATGCAAACACCAACCTTACACTGGGAAACCCTCCCACTGGCTACCCAATTGGGTGTGAATGCGATTGCATCGGGTGTTTTGGAATATTTTTTGCCCTCGATTCCGTTCTTTTTGATTCTTTTTTTCGGATACGTCCTGTTTTTCTGGAAAATCCTCCTTTCTGCAAGCAGCAACCTGCTCCAATCCTGACCCATTTCCCCGGTGCAATCGCATTTGTACCCGATTCCCTACCCTGTCCCCTGCCACTTATAACCCTCGCAAAAAGCTGAAAAAAGGGGACAAGACCTATCAGCAAATCCAACAGTCCCTCCAGACGTTCGGCTATGTCGACCCCATCATCGTCAACGCTGACCGCACCGTCATGCTCTCAACAAAATCACCGACCACATGGGACGACCTCGCAGCTTCTGTTCGGAACGTTCATTCATTATAGTAAATAGTTTATGTTTTCGTCGATGTAATCAAAGGCGTTTTTAAGTCCGTCTTGCTTTGCATTTTTCTCTACAATCGCTGTTATTTCTTTCTTGCATTGAATGTTACGATATAAAATATTTTTTATGCAATAATAAATAACATGCTTGATTGCCTGATACAAACTCTGATAGCTTCCCCAGTCAAAGTCCAATATGCTCTTTCCATCGTGAACAAAGCCGTTTCGATACGGATAAAACATGTAAATTTGTGTTGCAAGAAACCTCTTTTTTTCAATCTTTTCTCCGTCTGCAATCAGACAGGCCGCACGTACAGACACTTTTTTTCTCTGCTTATCTTCGTCTTTCCCTAATAATAGGGTTTCTAAAATCGTACAGAAAGAAATACACTCTTGTTCGCTATTCGAAAAATTACGAAGTACAGAATAATAAATGGAAAATACAGAAAGCAGCTTGCTTGCATACAAATCTTTTTGATGGACGCGTTCTTGGATTTTATGAAGCACGTTGCAAAAAGTCTCATCAATCTCCACCGTTCCCAGCAGCTTGTCTCTTTTTTCTAATCCGTCCCGTTTTAAAAAGGCGTCTTGTTGATTTGTCCCATAAATTCTGGAAAGCCACATATCGTAGTCATCATTGGTCGGTGCGGTTTGCCCTAATTTTACATACCAAAAAGTCGGCTCAATGCGTGCCTCTGCACCGCTTTGATTCCAAAAGCCATTCAACATATAATTTTGAAAATAGGAAGTAAGGTCGACATCTTTTTCTTCCATATTTTTTTCACTTTTTTCAGAGGTCGCAATTCTATTCGAAAAATACGCCATGGAAATTGCACTTTTTATCAGCTGCACTTCTAGTGAATTGTGAAAACAGGCTTCAATCACCGCTACGCTGTCACAAACAACCATTTCTTTCAGGTTTACAAAGTCGCCCGGATTGACCACAGATTGAAAAGTATCATAAGGGAAAAAATAGATGTTTACATTCTTGATTTGGACACTAAAAGAATTAGATATTTTCATTTTATGCACACAAATACAATTGTAATTTTTCAAACAAATTCTTTTTGCTTTCATAAAATATCACCTACCTTTTTTCAGAATAGCATACTTTATGAAAAAAGTCAAACGAAAAATATGGAACGCCTATTGACGGGAGGCGGTACAGAATGACCGAACAGCGACCGCCGGAATACCCCACCTTGCAGCACTACCAGCCCTCCCCGTTCATACTGCCGGAGGAAACCTTACCGCTACGGGTTGCCCGTGACCATGTCCCCTATGACCGCTGGGAACAACAGGGATACCTGCAAACCACAGAAGGCAATGTTGTCCACTACGGGTACATCGAACGGTTCATTGATGCTCTGGGGCAGAAATTCCACATCAAAGAAATTGCATATGACCGTTGGGGAGCGGTGCAGATGGTACAGAACCTTGAGGGGCTGGGATTTACTGTGATTCCATTCGGACAGGGGTTTCGGGATATGTCGCCACCCAGCAAAGAGTTTTACAAGCTGTTGCTGGAAGGAAACATCCAGCACGGCGGCAACCCGATTCTTCGATGGATGGCTGGAAACGTCGTCACCCGAAGCGACCCTGCCCAGAATATCAAGCCCGACAAGGCAAAATCAACGGAAAAAATTGATGGTATCGTTGCCACGATTATGGCACTCGACCGTGCCATTCGCCACTCGGAAGAGCAGACCTGCGTCTATGATGAACGAGAACTGCTTGTGCTATCAGCACAAATACACGAACAAAACTTTGTGTCGTTTAGCGGCTTGCTATCTCCGCCGTTTAGAGGTAATATAACACTACCAAAAAACAGCAGGAGGAACAACCATGAACGCAAAAACAGAACAGCAAATCCAACGGATGAAACAACAGACCATCGGGGTGGAGATTGAGATGAACCACATCACCCGAGAACGGGCTGCCAGACTTGCCGCCGCCTATTTCGGCACGGACAGATGCGAATATACTGCCAGCCGAAACGGATACAGCACTTGGTCGGCATGGGATGCACAGGGCAGAGAGTGGAAGTTTCAACGGGACAACTCCATCTCTGGCATAGACACGGAAAAGTGCGAACTGGTCACGCCGATTTTAACCTACGCAGACATCGAACGGCTGCAAGAACTGGTACGTCGGCTGCGAAAAGCCGGAGCCATCAGCCACGCAGGCGTAGGGGCTGGGGTACACATTCACATTGGAGCAAGCGGACACACACCGCAGAGCCTGCGAAACCTTGCCAACATCATGGCAAGCCACGAACGGTTACTTGCGGATGCCCTGCACCTCGACCAGAACCGGATGCGTCGCTACTGCCGAACCGTCAACCCGAATTTCATCGAACAGCTGAACCGAAAAAAGCCTACCACCATGGCACAGCTTGCGGATATCTGGTACACCACCAACGGGGCGGAATACGGCAGAACACACCACTACAACGACAGCCGCTATCACATGACCAACTACCACGCCCTTTTCACGAAAGGAACGATTGAATTTCGGTTGTTCCAATTCGACAAGCCTGCCAACGGCAGGAAAAACGGACTCCATGCCGGACAGCTGAAAAGCGATATTCCGCTTTGCCTCGCTCTTTCCGAACAGGCGAAACAGCTGCGAACTGCCAGCCCAAAAACACAGCAAACCGAAAACCCGAAATTTGCGATGCGAACTTGGTTGATTCGGCTGGGGCTGGTTGGTGAGGAGTTTGCCACGGCAAGAATGTTTCTGACCCGAAACCTGGAAGGCGATGCCGCCTTTCGGTTTGGCAGAACGGCGTGAAAGGGGGTGTTTTCATGAATGCCAAACAGCCAGCACCGACCCGACGGATTTGTCCACTGTGCCGGAACGCTTACACAGAACCCCCTGCCCTTTCCCGGACAGATTCCAAGAC